GCATGGCCGGATTCCGGCTGCACTTCTACACCGCCATTCCCACCGCGATTCTGGACAACGCCGCGTTTGATCTGGTGAGCGGCGAAGTGGGTGCCTATGCGGGGTTTGTCGATCTTTCAGCGCCGCAGGACCTGGGCAGCGTGTTGTTCACGCAAACTGACTACTGCGGCACGGCAATCAAGCTGGCAGCCGGCAGCAACATCCTTTATGCCGAACTTGAAACCCGTGGCGCGTACACCCCAGCCAGCGGCACTGCTCACAGCCTGCGGGTAGTGACACTGGAGGCTGGCCTGTGACGTTGGCACTGCCATCGCGCCGCGCTGCGTTGATGCCAGGCCTGTGGGTGCGCAACGCCCTTTGGCGCAGCGCAAAAGCGGTGCCAAGCCTTGATCTGCGCTTTGCGGACAGTAAATCGCTGGTTGACTCCAGAACGGGGCAGAGCCTGATTACCTTCACCCGCGCCAGCAGCGCGACCTTCATCGACAGCGCGGGAACGCTGCAGACGGCAGCTGTGGATGTGCCGAGGTTTGACCACAACCCCACAACCGGCGAAAGCCTGGGCCTGCTGGTGGAGGAGCAGAGGACGAATCTGCTACTGAATACAGCAACGCTATCGACTCAATCAGTCACCGTTACAGCAGTCGCTCACACGTTGTCTTTTTATGGCTCGGGGACTGTCACACTCTCTGGAGCAAGCACGGCAGGCCCAGCTGTTGGCAGTGGTGCGTTTCCGGCGCGGACAACGCTGACATTTACGCCATCTGCTGGCACGTTGACGCTGACGGTGACAGGCAGTGTCACCAGCGCCCAACTAGAAGCCGGCGCCTTTGCCACCAGCTACATCCCTACCACCGCCGCCGCAGCCACCCGCAGCGCGGACGTTGCCAGCATCACGGGCACAAACTTCAGCAGCTGGTATCGGCAGGATGAGGGGACGGTGTTTGCGGACTATACAGGTGTTATTGCAGGCGTAAATCGCGGTGTTTGGACGCTAACTGCTGACAGTTCTAATGCAAATAACATCATCGACTTTTTCAATGGTGGCGTATCTCCAGTGCTTCGCGTCAGTTCATCGGGGGTAACTCAGGCTTACATTTTTACTGGTACTGCAACAACTGCAACATTCAATAAAGTCGCTAGTGCGTTTGCCCAAAATAATTTTGCTCGTTCGTTGAATGGGCTTGCGGCTGATTTAGACACATCTGGAACAATGCCCGCAACCGCGCCAATTTTGTTAAACATTGGCACTATCAATGCTTACGGCGTTGCCTCATTAAGCGGCACCATCCGCCGCCTCACCTTCTGGCCCCAGCGCCTCCCGAACTCCACTTTGGAGGCAATCACCCGATGACGCACTACCTCCGCTTCCCCGACGAATCCACCGGCATGGCTGCGCTTGATGCTGCTGGCCTTACCACCACCAATGAAGACGGCGACACCGTGGTGCTCACCGCCAGCCACACCCACGCTCTGGATGTGATCGGTCCCATTTACACAGGTGGCACCTTTGACCCCGACACCGGCGAAGTGCTTACCCCACCCGTGCTGCTGAGCGGCTGGCACGTCAACTACATCGGTGAGCTGCCTGATGGGTGGGACGCCTATGTCGTGACCCCCGTGCAGCCGGCAAGGGTGTTTGCCGCCTGATGGCTGATCTGTCCGCACAGGTCGAGGCCTTCCTGCGCAATGCCCTTTCGGCCAAGAAGCTGGAAGACCGCCTGATCAAGCAGGCGCTGCGCGATCTGCGCACCACGCTGGCAGCTGTGGAGCGTGCGGTGGGCAGTTCCGGCGCTCTGGCGGTAGGGCCAGGCCGGGAGCGCATCATTGCCAGCATCGTTGCAGCTGTTGGCCGCAGCGTGCAGGACAGCTTCGGTGTGCCGCAGCTGGCGGCCATGCAGAATGCCCTGGCGCCATTTGTCGAGCGGCAGCTGGACTTTGCCCGCCGCATGGTCACCATGGCCGGCGGTGAGCTGGCCTCCGATGGTGCGGTGCAGGTCACGCAGGCGCAGGTCAACCGCCTGGTGAACGATGCCGTGGTAGGCGGCAAGACGCTCAGCACACAGCTGACCGCAACACTGCCGGCCGCTGTGGCCGATCGCGTGGAGCGCTACATCCGATTGGGGCTGTCCGATCTGGGCGGCGAGGTGTTCCGCACCTATGAGGATGCGGTCGTTCGCGTGACGGAAAACAACGTCGAGGCCATCATCCGCACCGGTGTGCAGGAAGTGGGCAACGCGGCCCAGCAGGCGATCTATGAGTTTGAGGCTGACCCGGCCTGGATGGGGCCTGAAGGGCTGGTGTGGACGGCAGTTCTGGACAGCGCGGTCTGCCCGATCTGCCTGAAGCTGGACGGCAAGCGCTTCCCGACCGACTACCGCAAGGTCAGCCCGCACATGCAGTGCCGCTGCTACCTCCTGCCGTGGAAGTGGCGCAGCGAAGACATGACCGACCCGAGCGGCAACAAGGTGCCGCCCAAGCGACCCGCCGACGGCGATGGCGCTGAGCAAGCGCTGAGCTTCAAGGTTGCGGCTAGGCAGTGGGTCAGCGACAACCCTGCAACTGCGCAGGCCATCTTCGGCAAGAAGCTCGGCCAGCGCCTGGTGGACGGCGAGATCGGCTTCGACAAGGCCGTCAAGCTCTGGTCAGCACCGAAGACGCCACCGGCAACTTAAGGCCAAGAGTGCGCCGCCATGCCCGTCACCGTTGTCGCCACTGCCGGGGCCAGCAATGCCAACAGCTACCTGTCGGTGGCCGCTGCTGATGATCTGGCCAACCTGTACCTCGGCACCCTGAACTGGGCCACGGCAACCACTGACAACAAGGGTCGGGCGCTGATCATGGCGACCCGCTACCTCGACGAGCTGCAATACGTGGGCAGCAAGGCATCCACCACGCAGGCGCTGCTCTGGCCGCGCAGTGATGCTGAATGCGGCGACTGGAGCTTCACCAGCAGCGAGATTCCGCAGCCGATCAAGCAGGCCGCCTTTGACCTGGCGGAATACCTGCTGAGTGACAGCAACGTGCTCAGCGGCACCGGCGCTGGTAGCAGTGAACTGATCCCTGGCATCCCCAATGCCAACCTGAAGCGAGCGCGGGTGGACGTGATCGACGTGGAGTTCAACCAGGCCGGCCAGGCAGAGGCCAAGAACGCTCTGAACGTGGTGCCGCACTTGAAGCAAGTGCTCGGTTGCTTGTGCCTGAGCGGCTCCAATTCCAGCGCCCGATCAGTGCCGGTGTTGCGAAGTTAAAGTGTGACAATGCCCGTCGCTGAATGCCAGCTTGATCTGTTTGCGGTTGCTGCAGTTGCACCGCTCAAGCGACGTGCTGAACCGTATCTAGCCAACCCGCTGACCCGCTCTGAGCAGCGCCGCATCGGGCGCATGTATGCCGAGCACATTGGCCTGATCAAGAGCTTCGGTGGCAAGCTGGCACGCAAGTACGGGCATTGCATCGCACGCGAAGACATCTTCTCCTGCGTGGACATGGCCTTTATCAAGGCGTGCAAGGCCTGGAACCCGGAGCGCGGAAGGCTGAGCACCATCTTCTGGGCCTTTGCGCAAGGTGAGGTGCTGCATTACCTGCGCAGCCACAACTGGACAATCAAGGCGACGCACAAGGCGCGGCTGCTCGGCAACCAAGCCCGCAAGCTGATGGCACTGGGCTGGGAGTCTGCGGCCGTGTGCCGCGAGTTGAGCTGCAGCAAGACCGACCTGAAGGATGCGCTGCTGGCCACCGCCGGCATTGCGCATGACGTCAAAGGCTTCGACCTGCACGTCTCGCCGATCCCGACACCGTGGGAGGTGCTGGAAGCAGAGGAAGAGCGGCTGGCGGCAAGTTAGGGCACACGCAACAACGCACACGTGGCCGGAACCTATTTCGCCGCTCTTGATCTCAGGTTCTGGGTCAAGACTGGCACCACCGCTTCCAGCGCTCCGACAAGCTCCAGCACCATGACGGAGGTGCTGAGCCTGACCAATGCTTCAATCTCGGTCAGCTCGGACACGCAGGATGTGCTGGACTACAGCACCGACTTCGGCTTCAAGTCCAGCATTGTTACCGGCAACAGCTATACGATCAGTGCCGCGCTGAACCTGGATCCGACCTCCACGGGCTACTTGATCCTCAAGCGTGCGGCGCAGACCTCGGCCAACAATGTGGCGGTTCAGTGGTACCGTCAGCTGCCTCTGCTGGGTGCTGGCAACACCGATGCGCAAGTCGATGCCGGGGTGGCGTTTGTGGGCAACTGGTCTGAGAGCCTGGAAGCTGGCTCAGTGGCGGCTGTGACCTTTGACCTGGTGGGCTATGGCGCACCCAAGAACTACCAGCAGGGTGACGGCATTGCCACGCTGACGGTCACTAACGGCGGCCTTGGCCTGTCCGCCCAGACTGGCGTTCCGCTGGTCAGCACCACTCCCGCAGAAGGCAATGGCTCGGGCAAGAATGCCACCGTCACGATCACAGTGAATGGTTCTGGCGTGATCCAGACCGCAACGATCGTGGCCTCTGGCGAGAATTACAAGGTGGGCGATGTGCTGACGATCAACGACCCCACCGTCTTTGGCACTGGCGACACGCTGCCGGTGCTGACTGTGGCAACCGTGAGCTGAGCAACTTAGACTTGGTGAGTCGAGGGGGCGGTCGTTGTGGAGGCGACCGCTTTTTTCTTGTCTACAGTCCGCTGCTTTCAAGTCGGCGCCATTCGGCCGCAAAGAAGCGATCAAGCGGCCTGGCTTCCAGTGCTGGCTGGATCCAGTTGCGACCGGGAACAATGGTGCCGCGCCTGGTGGTGTAGCCGGTCAGGATCAGCGGCGCATAGGAAAAACCGTTGTCGCTTTTGACATCCCACGTGAAACGCAGCTGTGTGGCGCTGGGGCGATCGCGGCGTTGTGAGCGCAGGAACTTGCCCAAGTCCACGATGTCACGCGGGCTGCTGACGCGGGAGCCATTGCGGCGGCGTGTTTCACGCGGCCAGTTGAACTGTGGCGACTGGATTTCCTCTTTGAGCTGCTGATCCATCACCTTGCCGTAGCCGGTGAGGATGACCGGGATCCGCAGCTTGAGCTGGGTGCTGTTCCAGCCGGTCAGCTTGTAGGTGGCCTTGACCTGAACGGTCATCAGTTCTGCAGGTAGCGGGCAATGCGGATCTTGTCGCCGAGCACCTGTTGCAGCTTGCTGCCGATTGTGCCGGTGCTGCCGTAAGGAAAGCGGCTGCTGATCACCTCGCAGTCGGCGCTGCCTTGGCCGGCGAAGTTGAGGGTGCCGGTGGTGCCTGGCTTGATCCGTGCATCCAGGGCCTGCGGGCTCACCGCATAACCCTCCAGCACCTCGGTGCCAGCGTCAACGCCCGGTAGGTTGGCGCTGCTGCTGCCGCCCTGGCGCAGGTACAGGCTGACGGTGAGCGCTTCTGTGGCTGGCAGAACGTTGCCGGTGTCAGGGTCGGTGGTGGTGCCAACGGTGGCCACATTGAAGGTGGCTGTGGCGTTGGCGAGACCGGCTAGAGCGCTTGTCATGGCCTAGGTTGCTGCGGCGGCAACCTTGGGAAAGATGATGGGTTGGCGTGGCGGATCAGCTTGGGCAGGCTGTACTGACGCTGACCGTTGACGATCGGCAGTTCAATGCCGGACTGAATCGCGCCAGATCGAACGCAGATAAAGCCCTTGAAGACATCGGCGGCAGCGCAAAGTCTGCTGGGAGTGCAGCAGGCCTTCTGTCTGCTATTGGAGCAGCTGCTGCCCCTGCAGCGCTTGCAATCGCAAGCGTTGGTGCAGCCATTGCAGGAATTGGCTTTGCAGCAACGCAAACTGCCGGCAGCATTCAAAAGCTCAATGCCGCCTTCACTGGCCTGACCGGTTCAGCTGAGGCCGCCAAGCAGCTGCGGCAGGATCTGTTCACTCTGAGCAAGACCACCCCGTTCAAGAACGAGGAGATTCTCACTGCTGCCCAGCGTTTTCTGGCAGTTGGCGTCAATGTCAACCAGCTGCAAGGCACGATCAGCCGCGTGGGCGCCATTGCGGCGCAGTCCGGTCAGCCGCTGGAACGCCTGGCGTTGATCTACGCGCAGGTCTATGCCAAAGGCCGCCTGCAGGGCGAAGAAAACTTGCAGCTTCTGGAGGCTGGCGTTGATCTGACGCAGGAGCTGGCCCAGGTCACCGGCAAAAGCGGCACCGCATTGCAGGACGCAATGTCGAAAGGTCAGATCAGCACCAACGACTTCAACAAAGCGCTGGTGCTGGCCACTGGCGACATGACTGCGCTGCAGCTTGCTGGTCAAGCGGTAGACGTGCAGTTCAACAACATCTTTGACAACTTCGGCCAACTGTTCGGCGGCTTTGCGTCATCTATCGCCCCGGCTTTGTCGGCAGCCTTCGGGGTTGTCAACCAAGTCTTTGACCAGGCGTTTCCAAGCCTGTCATCCATTGAACAGCTGTTTGCACCGCTCACCGCACAAGCCAAGGCATTTTCTGAGGCATTGGCTGGCAACCCTGAGCTGATCAGCACAATCGCAGCGGCAACCCGTGAATGGGCCTCCATCATTGTCAACAACATTGCGGATGGGTTGAAGTTTGTCTCTGACATTCTCAACAACATCGACGGCAAAAAACTGATCAGAGACTTTTTGCTGGTTGAGCTGGCAATCCGCAGAGCCTTTTTGGCCGCTTCCGCTCTTGGCGCTCAGATTGCCAAGAATGCAGAGCTGTCCATTCGGGGCGTTAGCAACCCCCTTAAGTTCGCTCAAGACATCATCAAAGCTGGCGGATTTCAGAAATTCATTGAGGCTGAATACAAGACAGTCGAGCGCAAATGGAACGACTGGGCCAAGTCGCAGCCATTGAATGCGCCAACGGTCAAGCCTGGAGCCGCGACCACGCCATCCGGCGAGTTGTCCAGCAAGCCCCAACCGCCCGACCTTAAATTGCTGGCCCAGCAACAGCAGCAGCGGGTTGAGGCCCAGCTGGCCCTGCAGACCGTCAAGCAGCGCATTGCCGCAGCCAATGAGCTGGCCGCTGCCGAAGCTGGCGTCGTGCGTCAGACGATCCAGCAGCGCCAGGAAATCGAGGCTGGCGTCCAGGCAGCCAAGAATCAGGTCATTCAGATCGGTGCCCAGATTGATGCGCTGCGCCTGCAGGGCAAAGACACCGGCCCTGACATGCAAAAGCTGGTGGATCAGCAGGTCGTCGCATCAGAAGAGGTGCGGCTCAAGCTGATCGAAGGCG